GTGCTTGTCAGCGAGGCTGGCAAGCGATGTCACATCAGCACCGTCAGAGATGTAAAAACCATCTCTGATCGAGTCGATCACGAAGGGTTATCGTTCTTGACGATAACCTTGCCTGCCTTCGGTAAGGACCTCCAAAAAGGTCTTTCCCGCGGGCATGTAGCTCACGACCTCTTCCAGGGGTTTTCATGGAAGGGCGGTCTCCCCCGATTTCTCGGAGGTTTCCTTGAGCTTGTGTTCGACTCTGGTACTGGCCTGTTGCTTGATGAACCTCACATCGAAGCTATCCGGTGCTTGCACCAGATAACTGCGATGTTGGCCAAGGTGGAGCTACCCTGCAGTGATGTTCGGGTAGCTCGGGCCAAACAGAGGTACATTGAGTGTGAGCAGGAAATCCGTCTCACTGACCAGCAGCTCGATCCCGCTATACGCGAGGCCTTTGCTGCAGTCAGTGTGGTCCTCTTCGCTGAGCTCTTCTCCGAGATAGATCTTGCGATCTATGAAGGGAGGCTCATACCGAAGCATGGACCCGGAGCCACCGCTGATCGATTGCGCGGAAACGCGAAATTCAATCAGACTGAGTGGTCTCACCGTCTCGAGGAGTACTTCCCAGCTGGGGAGTTTGTACTTCCCAACTGGAAGTATTTCTCGGATCTCGACGGCATGGATTTCCTCGAACCCGGGGAAGAACGGCCCGTGAGGGTCGTTACTGTCCCCAAGACGCTCAAGACACCACGTATCATTGCCATCGAGCCGACTGCCATGCAGTACGCACAGCAGTCGTTGATGGTTCCGATCGTGGAAGGCATCGAGAGCAGTAGCTGGCTCTCGCCCTTCATCGGATTCTCTGATCAAGAGCCCAACAGGGCACTCGCAAGGGAAGGGTCCCTCACAGGGGACCTCGCGACACTCGATTTGAGTGAGGCTTCCGATCGTGTCTCGAATCAGCATGTACGACTCCTTCTTCGGCATCACCCCCACCTTAGGGGTGCGGTTGAAGCCTGCCGAAGTCGGAAGGCTGATGTGGATGGCAAGACAATTCGCCTTGCCAAGTTCGCGTCGATGGGTTCAGCGCTCTGCTTCCCGATGGAGGCGATGGTCTTTACGACTATCGTCTTCTTAGCGATCAGCAGAGAGCTCAACAGACCGATGACCCGAAAGCTCTTGAAGGAGCTCGAAGGCCAG